CAGTAGTTCTCTGCCCTTTGCTTCGAGTCCTCGTAGTCCCCAGTCATCACCGCCAGCACTAACAAAAGGCTCGTCACCACTAGCGGTATCACCAATACATTCCTCTCCATCACTCCACTCCCTTAATTTATTTCTTATCTTTGCGATTGCTCGCTTTTCTATTGACCAAACTACCTGCCGGGTCACGCCTAACTCATCCGCAATCTCTTGCAGGCTCATGTAGTAATCATCATCCGGCAGTTGTCGTTTCACGCTTCGCCTCCTCTACCAACAAATCACGGTATTTTTTCCACGACTCTTTGTCCTCTATCACAGACTCTAAGAACCGATACAGCTTGCGCTCCATATAACGATGCTTCATAAGCTCAACGGCCATAGACAACTGCTGCGCGTGATTTAGAGTTTTCCAATGGAACTTTTGGCTCACAAAGGTCTCAAGCAGGTGGTCATCAATCGAACGGAATGCCATTGGCTTCTCTCCATTCTGGTGAATTGTAATCTGGGCTGGCCTCGACCTCCCTAAACTTCTGGATAAGATCGCGCATTACTGATTCGTCATCCTCAAGCCTAACGATCATTGAGAAGGTGATGGCTCGGTACACGGACGCCCTGGCCTTATAGTGCTGTGTTTCTGTCATCCTCAAACTCCATTATTGCTCTTCCAATTAACTCAGGTATTTGCGGAACCACTGCATTCCCTAAGCATTTAAGTCGGTGTGATCTAGCGGGAACCCCATCAGCCACTCTACCCACGTCGGGTTCAGCTTTCCAGATGTCGGGTGTACTACCTGAGAAAGCATAAGTTGTTTTCCCAGCTTTATCCTTCTTTGCAAAGATGGATTGCTTAAGTTGCCCCGATCCCGATTGTCCGAAGCACTGGGCGTTGGCCAGTAACTCGCTACCGCTTCGGCTGTCAGAGTTGGAGTCTTGCGAGTGTACTCCGCTGGATAACCCCCCTCTTTTGCGTTGTGCGCCGTTGGGGTGGGCCAATAATTCGGAGTGTGCCTCACCTCGTCCACTAAGGTTATGGTTGATTGCCCCGTTTTCCGGCAATGTTCGTAAAACTCCTTGCTTTTCGGCCCCTGATTGCTGTTCGCCGCCGCTGGGGTGCGCCACAATCCAGACCCTATCTCTGTGATGGTGCGCGCCAAGTTCGGAAGCTGGTATGCAGTGCCATTCCGCGTCATACCCGATCTCGGCCAAGTCTCCGAGAACTCGTCCAAACCATCGTCCCCTGTCGCCACTAATGAGGTTTGTGACGTTTTCCATGATTGCGTATCGGGGTTGTAACTCGCCAATAAGACGGGCGATTTCACTCCACAATCCACTTCGCTCGCCATCAATGCCTGCTTGTCGCCCTGCGGTTGAGATGTCTTGGCAGGGGAATCCTCCCGTGATGACATCGACTCCAATTCCGTCTGCAGCCAGTCGCTCTGCTGTGAGTTGTCTAACATCGTCATAAATCGGCACTCCGGGCCAATGTTTTTTTAATACTTTCTGGGCATATGGCTCGATTTCACAAAACGCAACGGTCTCAAAGCCTGCTCGCTCTAAGCCAAGCGTAAACCCACCGATACCCGCGAATAAATCTAATACTTTCATGCCTGAGAGAGTGCCACATCACACCTGTTGTGTCTTCTAACATTTAGTTATAAGTCAGTTGTAGCTTATAACCGTATACTCTGGGTCGTTTTCAAGCATTTTTAGCTCTTCGCGGTAGTGCTTGGCGATCTCGGCCCTTAGCTTTTTGTCCGTTTTCATAATCCCCCTAGCCTTCTCCCTCAGAAGCTCCATATGCCCCTCACCTAGCGTGTTTGTCAGCCAGTCATGGAAGGCCACCGGATTCTCAGTAAAGTGCCTATGATGGGCATGGCAGAGCGTCACAGCGTTATCTAATGACCACCTCACCACCTTTGATCGCCTGCCGTAGATGTGGCAGCACTCCAGGGTGTCTGGCCTGCCGCAATAAAGGCAATACTCATCCCTAGCCCTTACGCACTTGCTAAACCAGACATCTGCCGCATCTCGCTTAATGGACATTCTCAGGCTCCGCTATTTCCACGATCTCAAGGTCAGTCATTAGGCAGGTCATCCATAGATCATAGAAATCGCTAATTGTCATATTTATTGTGATGCCCTCAGAGAACGTATCAGTGTAAACAACCGTCAGCTTTGGGTTAGATAAGTCCGATACCGCGCCGCCGACCTCTGCCGTTAAGAGAATCGCCTCCCCTTTTGGCAGCTTCACGCCCATTAGCTCAATCATGCTCTTGGCCTCACCGTTACTCTGGCAATCTCGCCATCAAGTTTGTCATAGGTGATAATCTTCGCACCCCTACGAGATACCCAGCCTCCACGGGCAGCATAAGCATCTCTGGCAGCAAGTGTCGGATGCTGTTCCGCGATAGCACCACCGTCCTCTACCACGCGCTCATGGTGGTAATGGCCAGTAGCGATATAGGTGTAGCTGGCTTTGCCCCACATCTCCCGAAAACGTGGCTCACTAGCAAACAGCTTATGCAATTGGGCCAGCTTCATTTTGTGACCGTGATGAAAGGCCAGCATTGTTTCACCATGTAGATAAGCGTAATACGGAAACTCGTTATCAATAACCTCTAGTCGTGGCTCATCAGCAAAAAGATGTTTGATGTACTTCCGTAGCCAGATGCTTCCGCTAATATCATGGTTTCCTTCTGCTGATACCACCAACACCTTGTCAAACTTTTTAAGCATCATCCTGACTGCTTCAGCCATAACTGACATGGCCAACTCAACTAGCTTCCCGTATCGGGTGTCCGCATCAAGGGGGTGAGCGGAAATTGGCGTACTGGCCGACAAAATTCCGTCCCAATGCAAAAAATCGCCGAGCTGACAAAGCAGGCCGGTGCCGGACTTAGGGCTAGCTTGAATCATGTCATGGATAGAGTTGAGAAAAACATCTCGGGCGATTTCAACACTCCAGTCTTCGCCGGTCTCAGCCTGCCACGAGTACATACCGAGGTGAAAATCCGTGATCGTTAGAAGTGAAAGAAGGTTTTGGTCTGTGGATGTTGGGGGCTTGGTAGGCTTAAACTTTGGAAGATTTTTTGTGGCGTTCTCCAGCCTTTCAATCAGTATTTCAAACTGACGCTCTTCATCGGTCTGAGACTTGACCCATTGGCGTATTGGTCTACCGTCTTCATCATAGAAGGTCGATATGCCCTTGATCTTGTGGCCGTCTGGCACTGGGTGGTTCCAGTCATTACTCGGGCTGTAGCCTCTTTTTGCGGCCTTGTTTTTAACAACTGTCAGCCTATCTCTCAACGCTGTTCTGCAAATTCCTAGCCTTGACGCGGCCTCTCTTTGGCTAAGACCCTCAATTTCAGTCAGCGTGACCGCATCTGCCTGCTCTTTTGTTTGACAAAACTGTAATAATGGATGATCCACACTAACCCCCTTTGAGTTTCATATACTCCGAATCTATGGGACAGGCCAGCTTTACTCCGTGATCTAATGCCCAGCTTTGAACCTGATCCATAAAATCCATCATCTCCCCTTTTTCAAGGCCGCTGGTTTCCCTCACCTGCGCCGGAATAACGGTCTTATGGATTACTCTGTCCTCTGTGCCAAGAAACTTGTACTTTAGAAGCTCTTTCATCGTTGCCTCTGTTATGTCTGCGCCCTTGGATGAGAAGTGATCTGCCATCTCTCGGCACCAAACATGAAACAGAGCATTCTGCGATAACGACCGCTTCTCTTGATAACGGCCAACTTTAAACTGTACCGGATACTCCCAGTTCCAATTATCTCTCAACCATCGCTCAAAAAACACCAATCTTTCAGTGATTTGCGCCGCATCCTTAATAATCCAAAACTCAGACATTATGAGTGCCTCATCATCTGAATGAATGACCATAACTCAGCGATATTGCTGAGTTCCTCCGGCTCAATACACCGACCCTTGCCCTGACCCAAGTCCTTAATGATGACCGAAGACTCAGCGTCCTTGCGGCCAATCCATCCATCAATACGCATCACATCTGGCTCATCGGTAGAGCAAACCAGGATTGCCGCATCCCAATTAAATGGCTTATTACCTGCAAACAGCAATCGGCCCTTTTCGTAAAATGTCGCTTTCACTTGAAGCGATAGCTCCCTGGCTCCAGCGTTGATAAAAAGGTCATTGCCTGAATCGACACCAAGCTCTGACGCACTAAACGGAATGTCAAAAACCTTTGCTACAGCAATCTCAGCTTTAATCCCTAGCAGGTCAACATCGTTATCTGTCCGAGTCTTATCAATCCGGTTATTTTCGACTCCGCTTGCCCTAGCAAGTTGCCACCGAAGTGCCGCCGCCTGCTCCGCTATTGCTATCTCACTTCGCTTAAGCCTGACTTTCATCTACCTCTCGCTCAATCATAATGTCTATGAGATGCCGAGCCTTGCGAAGATCATCAACGCCACCTTTGGCCTTATACCGAGACACGTACTTAATCACTCCATGCTCACACGGGCCTAGGTTATTGGCTAGGGCGTATTCCAATGGCCCAATTGCCATGTTTTTATAATGCTCCCCGCCAACCTGTATCTGCATTGCCGAAATTGTTAAATCCTCTGTAATAAGAAAGCTCTCCGACATTTTCCTTCCTCCATTTTTTAATGATTAACTTGCGGCACTCGCTACTCTTTACAAAACGCTCTTTTCCTTTTGAGTCTTTTACTGTTGGGACAATAACGTCATCCAGCAGCATCACCCTTATAGCGTCCATCGCAAACTTATTACTCTGCTTGAGCCTTGTTGATATATCGCTTTTGGTAAAAGGGGTGCCAGAGCAAAAGCTCTCGGTTCTCGTGTATATTTTTATCGCCTCATCAAGCGTCATTTCGCGATTCATATGCCCTCCAATATCAGCGCGTTTGAGTTCTCTCTTTTCTTAAATGCGCGGCCAGATGTCTGATAAAGCCCTATGGTTCCCTCAAAGCCAGTGCCATGACGCTGTTTCGCCACCACCAGCTTTAGGTCTGACTGCTTTTCTAAAACCTCTTGCTCTCTTTCATTTAGGGGTATCCCATACATCTGCTTATTTAGCGCCTCTTTCCTTTTTTTGTTATGCCAGACGATCATCAAAAGGTGGCACTGATCCGTAATCGTCCCGCCGCCTCGTACATCAAAGCGAGTCGGGACATACTCATCTCCCCCGCGCTCTGGCTTCCTAACGTGATGCACAACAGCA